ATACTGAATAGCGTTGTTGAGCCGTATTTTATGACAAGCTTACCGCCAGATTCTTGAACTGTAAAATCAGTTGTTGTGATGCTGTTTACATTACCACTCAAAGTGATATTTCCTGAACTTGTTACGGTTCCAGACAAACTTAAACCATTTGCAGAACCTGTTCCTGATACGGAAGTTACAGTTCCAGAACCAGGTGACACTGTACTAATCAAAACACCACCACTAAATGACAATCCAGTTCCAACAGTCACATTGCTAAATCCACCCGAACCATTTCCATAAAGAATTGATGTACCAGTGGTTGCCGCGGTTGCGTTGCTGGCAATCTTAGCTATAGACGTTCCATTGTTATAAAACAAAACACCATCAGCAATATTGATGGCCAATTCACCTACTTGCAAATTACCCGTTGTTGGCACATGGCCAGAAGTTGTTGAATAATAAAGTTGAAATGGCGTAAAACCTGACTGAGACATTATTTATTCTCCAATGCTTCGATGCGTTTCGCCAATTGATCTATGGCTCCAAAAGACAAGGTGCCGAGCTTTTCGTAGTCAACAGCCAAAGAACCGTCTGGTCTTGTTCTGACAGCTCTTGAGAACACTCTCTCAACCATTTGAGCAATTACTCCAAAGTCGGATTTTCTTACAAAATATCCGTCTTCGCCACCGTGTTCTCTAATATATTCATCTTTCCAATCGTACAGTTTTGAACCAATTGCACGAACTATAGACAATGGATCAGGAACATCTAAGATGTTTTCTTTAAACTTGATGTCAGAAGAATAGTAAGCCGTGACGTTGTTGGTCGCTCTGATCTCACCTGTAGTTCCAGAGGCGGCAGTTCCAACTCCAAATGATCCAAATTGGACGCTCGATGCGGTTCCGATAGATTGTGGAGTGGACAAGGTAACTGATCCCGTAGACCCTGAAACTGAGATTTGATTTGCTGTTCCTGCTAATGCGGTTACACCGCTGTTTGTTACAGTAACTCCACCAGTTGAACCGCTCACGCTGATACCAGAACCAGCGGCCAAAGAAGTAACCCCTGAATTGGTAATTGTTACAGCTCCTGTCGATCCGCTGACTGAAATACCTGTTCCAGCAACATTTGATGTCACACCACTATTTGTGATGGTCACAGCTCCAGTTGATGCGCTTACGGTAATTCCAGTGCCTGCCGCATTTGATGTTACACCAGTATTGTTAATGGTCAAAGTACCAGAACCAACAGTTGTGCTGATACCAGTTCCAGAACCAACTGATCCCACGGTATATCCCGTACCATTACCAATCAACAATTGCCCGTTTGTGGGTGTAGTTGTAACGCCTGTACCACCATTGCCAATATTAAGTGTTCCAGCAAGAGTAACTGCACCAGAAGTTGCTGTGGAAGGCGTGAATCCAGTTGTTCCAGCGCTGAATGTAGAAACTCCACTTGATCCTGCGGCCTGCCATGAGGCGGTTGTACCGTTAGAGGTCAAAACGTATCCACTAGTACCAATTCCAAGCCTTGTAGCGCTGTTTGTACCGTTTCCAATAATCAAATCACCCGTTGATGTAATGGGAGACAAGGCATTGAATGCAGTTGATGCGGTTGTTTGACCAGTTCCACCGTTGGCAATCGGCAAAGTTCCAGTAACACCAGTCGTCAATGATACGTTGGTGATCGTGTTATTTGAACCATTTATGGTTTTGTTGGTAAGTGTCTCGCTACCAGCCAATGTGGCTAAAGTACCTGTTGTAGGCAAAGTAACCGATGTGTTACCAGTAGCTGTGAATGTTTGAGTGAATGCTCCAGAATGAGTGACGCTACCAGCCAAAGTTATGGTACTTGAACCATTGTTGACGCCAGTTCCACCATTGGCAGAAGACAAAATGCCAGTTACGCCCGTTGTTAAAGGCAATCCTGTGGCGTTTGTAAGTGTTCCTGAGCTTGGAGTACCCAAGGCACCACCGTTGACTACAAAAGCCCCTGGTGAGCCTGTATTCACGGCCAATGCTGTTGCAACACCAGTTCCAAATCCAGTTATACCACTTGAAAGTGGAAGTCCTGTTGCATTGGTTAAAGTCAAACTTGTAGGAGTTCCCAAGGCTGGAGTCACCAATGTTGGGCTGGTTGCCAAAACAATGCCTCCAGTCCCCGTTACGGCTTGTCCAAGGGCTGTCTGAACGCCTGTTCCAAATGATGTGATGCCAGTACCGCCAGCCGTAATTGGTAGCGTTCCAGTGGTCAATGCTGAGGTTGATGTTGCATAAACTGCACCGCCAGAAGTAAAGCTGGACAATCCAGTTCCACCGTATGTGGTGCCAACAATGCCAGAAGTTATCTGCGTGCCTGCAATTGCAATTGTCACGTTGGAGGCCGCAGTCAATTGACCTTGAGCATTGACTGTAAATGTACCAACAGCAGATGATGATCCATAACTATTAGCAGAAACAGCAGTGTTTGTAATGCTGAATTGGGTTCCAGTTAAGGTTAGTCCTGTGCCTGCGGTATAAGCGCCTGGTCCAGCAATCTGAGCAAAAACTAGAGGAGTTGTACCAATTGTGATTGGTGCATCAGTTGTTTGGACCCATTGAGTGGACGCATTGACTGTACCGCTAATGATGAACATGGTGTCGCCTGGGGCGACTTCATTGGTTCCAGTACCAGTTTGATCATAGTCAGTTGCGCGGGTCAATATCCAGCCAACAGACCCTGATCCAACGCTTGTAACCGTATAAATACCGTTATATTGGCCAGAAGTCTCATTCTTAACCAAAATCCTTTGGCCAACAGTTGGATTTGCACCATCAATTGCCAATGTAGCAAATGGACTGGTCTTGGTGATTGTTGCGCCAACGCCTGAGCTACCATTGTTGTAGGTCACAGTACCCAAGTCAGCGGTTGTCGCATAGTTACAAGCCGCGTGATAGTTCACGTTAGAAACTGCGGCATCAACATACTGTTTTGTGGCCAGTTGGAGAGCTGTGGTTGGGTCTTGAGTCACTGCAACTGAAGTCAAACCAGCCACAGTTGATGCTGTTGCACCAAGTGATACAGCAGTTGTACCAAGTGTGATTGAACTATTGGTCAAAGAACTATTGCCAATGTTGGTCAATGTATTGGTTGAGCCACTGATTGACTTGTTTGTCAATGTATCAGTTGTTGCTCTTGCCACCAAGGTATCAGGACCTGATGGAAGAGTCAAAGTTCCACCATTTGTTATGGTAGAAATAGTTGGAGCAGTCAACGTCTTATTGGTAAGCGTTTGTGTTCCAGTCAATGTAACAACAGTACTATCAATTGTGATTGTGACGCCACTTGAACCGTTGTAAGTAGTACCAGTCAAACCAGTACCAATAGTCAATGCGTTTAAATTTGAACCTAATGCAACACCAGAAATTGTGCTGTTTGTCAGTGATAAGTTTCCAATATTTGAAAATGTGTTGCTAGACCCACTCATTACTTTATTTGTTAAAGTCTGAGCACCAGTCAATGTTGCAACAACTGTTGGGTCTATTGCAATTGTTACCGCAGAAGAACCATTGTAAGAAGAACCAGTCAATCCTGTGCTAATTGTCAAAGCACTTGGGTTAACAGCAGTTATAGTGCCTGATCCACCTAAACTTATAGTTGTACCATTTACAGTCAGAGAACTATTGGTCAATCCAGCATTTGGAATTGTTGCAACAGCAGTGACCGCACTGGTTCCGTTACCAACTAAATATCCAGTTAGTGAAACTGCTCCTGTACCACCATTAGCAACATTTAATGTGCCACCGAGTGTAACAGCTCCACTTGTTGCTGTAGTTGGTGTCAACCCAGTAGTTCCAGCGCTAAAACTAGACACACCACCTGCTACTGAAAATACTTTCCAAACTCCACTTTGATAACCTTCAAATGATGAAGTATCAGTATTGAAACGAAACATACCATTTGAACCAACACCTTGTTGAGATGTAGTTCCAGATGGCACAGTAACCGCTTGGGTTCCAGGCAATACTGGATTATTAGCAATTGAAAGAACTGGCGTCGTTGTTGAGTTAACAACATTGATTTGTCCAGACGTGCCAGCTACAGAAGTAACCGTACCATCACCTACACCCAAATTGGCCCAAGAGCTGTTTTGGTAGCCCTCAAAGCGTGATGTAGTGGTGTTATAGCGAATGACACCATTCGTGCTGATTCTGTTACCAGTTGCACCTACGGGCA